TGGCGGGGGATGCCATCCCACAGGCAACCCGTGACTTCGAACGCAATGGTGGTGTCGTACCCCCCACGGTGGTGACGCCACCGAATGTGGAGCCTGGTCCTGCGCTTGTGTTCGCCTATCCTGGTGAGCCGATTAAGCGTGGTTCAAAGCATACGACCGCCGTGAAACTAATTCAGGCGGTCGTGGGCGCTACCCCCGATGGGGACTTTGGTGCTGTTACTGAGCGACGAGTAAAAGTGTGGCAGGCATCACGAGGTTTGGTCGCTGATGGTGTTGTCGCCACTGTTACTTGGAAGGCGATGTTCGGCTAGTTGCTGGCGCAACCGTTCAATCTCGTCAATGGTGGTCACAATTAGTCCTGCGGGCATACGCATTTCGTTTGCGACATAGTAAGACAACTGGTCAATGATGTCGTCACTCATAATTATTCTCCTGCATTGGCTTATACGACATCTCTTGCTTATGCCATTTACGTACTTCTGTCAGTGCATCATCAATATTATCAAAATCATGACTTCTGTCTGGTCCTAAAACATATGACCGAATTGTCACAGATGGCTCTCTCTTGCCATCCTTCATCTCGAAATAGGATGGATAAGAAAGTTCAACCGTTCCCTCTCCAGACTTACAATGTCCTTCATAAGAGAAATAATGGTCATATGCTTCTTCAAGAAGTTTCCATATTTCTTCCAGTTTGTTTGCAATGTCGTCACTCACCACGCACCACCTGTTCGTACTCGGCAAGTATCGTCTGTCTTTCTTCTGAAGTAAACAACTGCCATTTGCCTACATGGTCAATAGCGTGTTGCAGGCATTCCCGCAGCCGTTCAATCTCATCGGCTGCCTCATTCCACGAGTAACACCAACTACATGTGTCAATCAAATAAGCGTCTATTCCTTCGGGTCCGTTGTAATAGCGTTCGTTGCCGTGCGTGCATCTAGATGCCTTGACTCGCATTCTGGTCACGATGTCGTCGGTCATTCTTCCTCCTCCATCTCGTAGTTTTTGCGATGCAAGAACACCCCTAGGGTTTCCTTATCCTTAGCAACAGGGTCACCCGCTTCCCACTCCTTGTCCCAGGGTCGTTCCTCTAGGATGAACTCCCCGTACTCGAACACTAGTTTGCGTATACGCCCCCTAGGATTCATCAAGTTTCCTAGCAATCTCCCTTAGGGTGTCTCGAATATCCGCCAGGATATTCACCATCTGCGACATCTGGGATGACTGGGGTTCTAATGATGAACGTATTGTCCTATTCAGGTCGTTCATCTGGTTCCAGTATTGGGCGGAGTCATGCGTCATCCCCATCCCATCCTTCCTTGTGGCAGTCGCAGCAGCATTCCAGATCGCAGCCACAGAAAACCAGTTCGCACTCACATGGGATTGGTTTGTCGTCCCATGTTGTGCAACCCCACTTCTTGCATGTGACACACATTGTTATCACTTCACTCACCTGGCACAACTCCCTTATATATCCAAGGCTCCCAGCCGTACTGCTGCCACAATGTCAACGCCACCCACAGGTTCGTCTCCCCATGAAACATGTCTTGGGGGAAACTAAGACCGTATGACTCGATCAACGGTCGATGAAACTCGTTGATTTGCAGTAGCCCTGCGTCAACACCGTTGAACGCATACGGGTCACAGCGAGACTCCCGATACAGCAACCATTTGGCGGTATCCCATTCGGATTCAGCCCAGCCTGCGTCGAGGAAGTCAACATACCATTCGTTGCATGGGTCGTCCGCCAAGTCATCGACTTGGGCGTCATCCATCTCCTGCGGGATATCACTGGATATCAGGATTGTGGTTGATGTATCGACTAGCGGGATTGTAGTAGGAGCGCCACTTGTTGGGGACGGTTGTGATACCTGAGTGCCAGTCAGGGTTGCGGTCACGGATGACACGGGGGCTAGATTTGGTGATTCCCAATGCTTTAGCGTCAGGCTCACTGACAGCACTAGCGCCACGCTGAGAGACACCGCCAAGGTAACTAGAAATATTCTTCGCCATATCCTCATGCTTTTCCTCATCCCTAAAGTGTTTGGTGACCATCATGAAATACGCCATTCCACCCAGCCACCATGATACTGAAATGACACCACCGAACTTCAACAAACTAGACACTAGTTTCTTCATCACCATTCACAATCTCTCTTAATTGGTTAACAATCTTACCGAACTCGATCATACATAATGCGCCATCAATAGCAGACCCGCCGATAGCGTTATCGTAGCAGTCGATCATTTCTTTCGCAGCCGATGTGCTAACCCAGAACACCATCTGATAGCCAGTCATCTCATCTGAAACAACCTGCTCCATCAGTTTCTCCAGTTCAGCCAACTGATCGGGGTCAAACCCGTCCTCCATGTCGTTCACTTTGAGTCCTCCAATTCTTCAATCAGATGACTAAGGGCGACGAAAGCATCATCAATCTTATGGATGGTTGCCCTGGGTTTGCCCATGTCAACGAAAATGTGACGGCACACAATCAGGTTATCAACCGTCACCTTAAGTGTCTCCAGTTTAATCGACTTCTTTCTCATGACCTTCACCCTTCTGCCAAATCAAGATTGAATGTGCCTGCTGCAAGCATAGCACTAATGACACCATAACCAACCATATCTTTGATGCAGTCAATGAACGGCTCATTCTTCGCCACAACATCTCGCCTACCGAGATTGTAGTAGCGTGCGATCTTATCACTGAGACGGACGGCAATGCCGATCTGACCGAAGGCGTTAATGTTGTCATGCCCATAGTCATGCTGCTTCGACACAAGAACCTTTTCTAGTTCCCTGGGTTCCCACATGCTTTGTGTATCTAGGAAACGTGCAGCCTCGATAGCGGTGTACCATGCCCACACTACGATGTCCTGGTCGGAGCCGCTGCGAACAGCGTCCCCCAACATGATACTATAATTATCAAACAGGTCACCATCGAACTTGTAGTTCGCTTTCAAAGCAGTCGTGATTCTATCCAGTTCGAATCGTGCTGCCTCATCCCATGTTTTCATATTGCCTCCCAGGAACCCACGAATGATCGGTGATTCCAATAGTTTGTTTCTGAGAACTGCTTCCGCATCCTTCATCCTATCATATGCGGTGGACTTGGAATTGTATCCTAGCATGGTGGCTATCTCACTATAGGAGTAGCCCCAGATGTAACGGGACTCAATGTAAAAGCGTGAAGCCTCATCCAAATCTAGGATCGCTTCTGTAACCGCCTCACGAATTTCAATATCAAAATCGTCGGGGATGTTAACCCCTGGTGCAGCCATCAGTTGCTCGATGAACGTCGAACCAACTGGGGACGGCACGGTACCCAGCCGATCAAAGTCATCATTAGAGAACTTGGGCAGAATATCTCTAGGCATGTCTAGTTGTTCATCTCCAACCCTACGGTTGGTTCACATGGGAAACATTCTATCCCAAGATTCCAATAGGGTTTGTTGTTGTCAGAGAAGTAGTCAACTGTGGCATGATGGGCGCAAGCGTGCGCCCATTCTTCGATGGTCGCACACCAGTACCGTTTGCGATGGGAGTCCCACACCCACAGGAACCCAGGTCCCAGTAGTGTCCAAATCTTGAGTGAGTCCAACTTGTCGAACTTCAACTTCAAGGTCGGGTCTTTGGAGCGGGACGATACGCCCATCACCTCATAGAACCCTGCTGGAAGTAGATAGTCGGGTGTGTGCCTAAAATGTTTGGGTAGCGAAGCAACACTGAAGTCGGGGCGGTTGATGCCCATGCGGTGGGCGTGCGGATACAGCATGAGGAAGGCGTTCTCTGCCGTGTCCCCCATTGTCTTGTATCGGTGACTCCATTTGTGTTCGTTGAAGTTCTTCATCACTTGTCCAGTCTGTAGACATAGATATTCTTGCCGCTAGTCTTTACATATTCGGCTTCCCCATTTTCGAGAGCGTCTTTAATCCTGATAGCAAACGGCTTCAACTTCTTGTTGCCGTCCTTGTCAATGAAATATGTGCGGATAGATTTGTCATGGTATTTCTTCCCCTCAAACATGATGACTCGACCAGGGGATGTCTTGCCCAAATACTGGAAGTTGCTAGCCTTATAGATCACGCCACTGTGACCATAGTTGGGGTCAGCGTAAGAAACAATAACCTTGAAGTTGCTGTTCTTCTTTAAATGCCTGATTGTTTTGCCGATGAAGTAACTCTCCGTGTTCTTGGGTGTGTCGTCAATGCAACACAGCCTGCGTAGTTCAACCACATCCGACTCACGTTCACCGTATTTCTTCCATGCGTTAGCCATGCCGAGTGAACCGTATATCATCGCCCCGATCAATTCGCCATCGTTAAAAAGACCGAAAGAGTGGGACACCCTGACGCCGTTGATCGAACCAGAATAATGATTGGATTCAACGAACGGTTTGATGACCGACAGTTCTGTCGGTTCAACTACAAAATCTTTAACTGCGCTCATAGTTTCCTCGTAACTACTAGCCTGATTTGGGAGTCGTCAACGTACGCTGCCCCGTTCAACCCGTCCATCACCAACTTCAGATAGTTGTCAATGTCACCCCTAAGTGGGGTGGGCGGGTAATGTTCCTCATCGAGGACACCAACGGTGACGATAGAACCATCCTTATGAAAGTCCACCTCCAAATAGACTGGACCTTCGAAGCGTGGTCCCGTCCATCCTTCCCGAACCAAATCTTCCGCCAGATGAGTTTTCATTGGTGTGTAAGCCTTGCCTCTGCGAGTCATGCGGGGACGTTGCTTCACCTGGGGGCGAGTGGTGTAGTGAACTGTGTGCTTCTTATTGCGTGCCATCATCCACCGTACGCTCGTTCAACGATCTTCGCTATCTGCTCCATGCCAGCATCACCTCGTGCATGGAACTTACCCCAACGCTTATCAGCATCAACCACGATCACATGACACAACGATGGCGTGATACCACTAGAGGCACACACATACGCCAAACGCATCAGTGCTTTCGAGCGATCCTGCGATGGTAGCGGACCATCCCTCCAGATAGTCCTAGCCAGTGGGCTAGTGAGCCTAAGTGCTTCATCCAGGTTCTCATTAGCGCCGAAGTCGATAACAACATGTTCACGTTTCGGCGGAACGTACATCGCTGAGATACGGAGAATGTCATGCGATGATGTGCGCTGGGTGGATACGATTCGCAAGAAGTCACGCAACGGTATCGGCTGGTCATCATCATCCAACATGGTGCGCCTAGTAGGGTCAATTCTTAGACCATGCGGGTAGGGCAACCGAACATAGTTGCCAACCTTGTGGACGGAAACATCAGACTGCTTAGGGTTCACCTCACGGGCAGGATAATCCGCAACATGATGTGCCACTAGCAACATGCGACGCATGTCCTCAGCGGCGATAGGGGAGTCTGCGAACACCCACACATGGTAACCCTTGGAGCGTGAACGCTCAACCCAGGCATGAATACCAGCAGCCTCAAGGGTGCGTTGTAGTAGACGGGCTGCACCCAAGTCCTCGATGTCGATATCGGAACAACCCCACACACAGATGGCGTCGCCATCAGTGGGAACGGCAGGATAGACACCGATGCTCGGACCGTCCGTTAGATGCTGTAGGAACACATCCTTTGTCAACTGTTCACGAACGCAACCGCCCGTCTCAGAACCGTAGCAGTCACCACGACCACGAAACAAAGAAACGAACATATCCAACGCCTGAGTATCAGTCATCATCATGTTCACCTAGTCCCACACAATCTCACTAAGGGACTCGGACTCCAAACGCTGGTCACGTTCCGTATCATGGCGTGCCTGGACAGAATCAGGATGAACAGTCGAACCCATCGGCAGTAGCCGACCAGTGCCCTGCTCAATCTCAAAGTCGATATCATCCAGCAGAGAACTAGCGGGACGCTTACACTTAACCAGATTCAGCGTGACAGTATTCTCATGAATACGCTCATCATAGCGGAGAACGTCCAGTCTTTCCAGCAAACGTTCGGTCGCCGTACCCTTAGCCAGTTTCTCATTGATCTCCTGGATTTGTGCTTCGATCTCAAACTTCTTACGTCGAACACCAATGATATGGGACGCCTGCTGTTCGCCACCGTACGCACCAGAACTAATGGTTACTTTGCGCCCGTCCGCACCAGAAGTACGAGACGACTGGTGAAGAACAACTAGCGGAACATGATGCCGTTTGCCGAACGCTTTGATTGTATTCGCCTTCGACGGGACATCCTCGCCACCACCCTGGAGCAACTCCAGATAGTCGAACACCATGACGGCAGGCTTGCCAACCAGATCGGTTGTCTCGCCCATCGCCTTCTCCATATCACTAAGGGTCATGGGCTGGTCAAAAACTGCGAGATGAGGGAACTGCTCGATAGCGGTGTGTTTCAGTAGGTCAATGCCCCTAGGGTCGTTGTCAGCGACCTGTTGTTCCAACTCATATGCGTTCACCCCGTTAGCGACACACGCCAACTTGACCAGAGTCAAGGTGCGTGGCTCATCAGGGCAGAAATAAACCACAGTCTTATCACGGTTCTTGTTCAGCACACTAAGTAGGAACAAGGTTTTACCACTGTGACTGTAGCCGTTCACCAGTAGCATCTCAGATGGGGCGACACCACGCATCTGGTTATCCAATGCGTCGAACCCCAAATAGATTCGCTCGTCAGGTGTTTGCGCCCAGTGAACGAACTCGTTCACCGCATCTGACAATGGCTTGTAGTAGGTGCTTGTCGGGAGATGTGGTTCGGGCGAGGGTGTTAGTTCCCCTCGCCCGACCTGTTCCCAACGCTTCAGTAGCGTGGTATCATCCATTGGTTATCGGCGTCCCCCAGGGGTGGGCGCCCAGAAAGCCATCGGCTGACCCTTGCCGTTCGTCTTACCGTCAGCAGCCTTGAACAAAGGGCGACGGTTCTCGGCGGTAGCAGTATCACGATTGTCGAACACAGCGGTAACGCCAGCCTTAGAGCAGGCATCCACCAGCCATGCTGGGAGCGGACCATGCTGAACACCCTTGACAATTAGACCGCCACCTGCGGATTCGTAACTGGCACCGAACTCCGACACAGCGTTATCGACGTTGCGCTGAGGTGCGGGTGCTTGCTTCGGTGCTTCGTTGAAACCATGCGCCCCGACAATCAACTCACGCACAAAGTCGAAGTGGCTAAGGTAAGTTGCTTGGACTGCTTCGGCTGAACCATCCGTCTGGGTGGCACTCGTCAATTCGCTGGCGATCTTCGCCGCTACCTGGGTGACGATACTCTCGTCTTTGCTAATCATTGTTACTCCCAATGGTTGATGTTGATACTAATGTTCCCCGTGTCGGGGGGACGAGTGGCGGACTCATCCCCCCGAGGATGGGGGAGGGGCAGTTTAGCCTCATGCCCAGGAGGTTCTGACACCAGGAAAGGATAGGGAAAACCTGGTGTCGAAACTATATCACGCTTGGGTGGCTGGGATGTCAACGCCAATGAAGTTCACAGCCTGGGATGGTGGCTCCATGTCCTGCTCACTCCAATGGACGCCTTTACAGACCGACCAGTAATCGCACCATGTCGATGAACACAGATTGTGCTGGTCATTAATAGCCCACTCGCGTTCCACCCCAACAATCTTAGCGGATGTGATGACGCTAGCAACCTGGCGACGTAACCATTCGACATGCTCGATGCTACGGTTTACCGTGACGATCTGCGCCTTCGGGGTGGTCTGACGAATCATCACCCCGAAACGAAACGGGGTCGGCTCGACACCGTTATCAACCAAACCCAACGTCCTAGCGGCAGCCACATAGCAGGTAGCCTGATGGGAATGTTTCTGTTTCTCCTTCGCATAGTACGAACGTGACGCAGTTTTCCAATCCCAGATCGTACCGTCAGGCGCAACATAATCCATCGTACCCTCTAGCCACAACTCGGTCTCACCACCAGTCAGCAGTGGGCTAGCGAACCGATGCTCGACCAACCCACCCAACGCAACAGCAGGGCGGATGTCATCCCACCATGCCACAACCATCGCCATCACACTAAGCCTGAGGGACTCAGGGTCGGCACTAATCTTCGACAACTTTAGATTAGGGTCAGCCAACTCCATCGCCACAGACTCGTTAGCCCTGGTGATCATGCTATCCAGATCATCGTACTGCCCAAGCAGGTAGCCTTCGATGGCGGAGTGGACACCAGTACCGACAGCGGTAGCGTCCGAACCACGACGCAACGCTGGCATAACCAGGTCATAGCGAGAGCGTTGCGGACATGTCAGGTAGGTTCCTAGCCAGGATTGTCGAACGTAGATCCTGTTGGTTGTCGGGTCGTGTCTCATTGTTTCTCTTTTCTATTATGGTTGGGTGATTGTATCATCCCCCCCCCATAGGGGGGATGATACAATCACACTAGAACTAGATGTAGAACTAGGATTGTGACTTGGCGTTTACAGCCCGTTCGATCTTGGTCTTGAGCAGGTAGTGTTTCCTGTATCGGATTTTAGGTACCGTCTGGGTCGTGTCATCGCCGAATCGTAGTTTCACAATCTTCAGAATCTCAGGTACACTAAGGTTCTTTTGTGTTTCGATCAGTGTGTCCACGAGAACCTGGTCAGGTGGTCGAATGTCTTGACGTTCCCCGAATGGGACGCCCCAATATGAGTGTAATGTAAGGGCGGACTTATGGGTCATCCCATATTTCTTACCTAGACTATGGGCGGTGGCGTATCGTCGTTCTTTAACATCACGCTCGAAATCCATCAGATCATTCACGGACATATATCTTTTGCTAGTGAATAGCAGGAACATCAACTCATTATATTTTAACCCTAGTTCTTTGGCGACATCCAGAATGGATGGTGACTGAGGTGATCGTAGTCGTTTACGAATCTCCTCTCGCAACCTAGAGTAGTTGCTTTGACCAATAACCAAACCAACCTTGGTTTCGTACCTAGACCAATTCTCCTTAGCGTACACCAAATCGTTTAGGTACTCTAGGATAGTTTCGTCTGTCCATTCAGCCTGATAGTCCATCAGGTTCACTATCTCTTGACCCATCCACATATCTTGGATGGCACACTTAACCCATGGCGTTGACTCAGGGATAACCACATCACATAGGCAGTCGCTAGAGTGTCCATCCACCCCACAGTATTCGCTCGACATCATGCCACCTTACCGATCAAAGGATACACCTTGCCACTATGGACACAAACCCACTGGTCAATGTAAACGCTAGCGATCATAGCCTGGGTTTTGTCCAAGATCATTGGCACGCTAGTGGTGGTGAACGGGTCGCTACATTCGATCAAGGTCACCCCATCATCACCAACATATCGAACGACACCCACGGTAGCGTTCATGTATTTCATGTCAATCATTCTCTATCTCCATTTCGTAAATGTCGTACTCTAGTTCTTTCCATTGGGTTACTATCTCACTAGCCTGAGTGTAGGGTGGCATGTCCACATCATGCTCGTCCCATACCTTAACCAAACTAGAACCACGCTTGCTAAGGAACCATAGACTATAGTTAACGTGGTCGATGTATTCATCTGCGAACTCAGTCTCCACCACCAATAGATGGAACGAGTCAGTGTGATCGTAGACCACGATCACATCTAGTTCCCAATCGTGGTCACAGATAACCTGCTTGCCAGGTTTCCATTCCCTAGCCAGTCGTCTAGCCATGCGCTTACGGTACATGCTAATGGCGCACCACCTAGAACGGGTCGTTGATCGGAACGAAACCATTATCGGTATCATCAACGTCGATACCAATGGTCATCAAAGTATCCTGGTCAAGACCACTCTCATAGTCGTACCCAGTGACCGCATATCGCATACCCCTAGGGGTATCTAAAGGGTGACCACTAGAGACATAGTAGTCGTTCGCAATACGAACGGCGTCCTCAACATCGCTAGCGAATACGTCCACGAATTGGACACTAAGGACACGGTACTTGTGTGACATCACAATCCAATCTGTGCCAACAAGTCGGCAACAATCTCACGACGATAGATATCGTCACCAACATACCACTCGACGCTACTAAGGCTAGCGATATCATCCACGATGGGTCCCCCATAGTAATCCGTTTCGTTTCGGCACAATTCCACAGTGACAATCTGGTAGCCATTTTCCAAAACATCCGCAAGATATCGGAACATCTTGCGAATAGCGTCACCATCATGCTTGATATCGGATGGTGGTTGCCACCAATACGAACCACCATTCATCGTATGGATGATACGTCCCGAACCATCACACCAATCGGGGCGAACACGATCACGACCATATCCATGATAGTCGATGTATTCCAATCGACCGAACAAATCTTCGTCGATCATGCTAGTAGTATCCCAATCATCCTGAGACACCAACAATCGGATGATACGACCATCATCCAATTCGACATCATCCCCATACACCAAATCGTTGGCGACTGTTTCTACGTTCGTATATTTATTTCCCAATGTTTTCATTTTCCAATCCTACTTTCATTGTGTTCGTGTTCGTGATGCCAATCGTTGACATAACTATCTGACTTATCTAGGTACTCTAGAGTGGCACCACAATGACCACAGACGTTCACAAAATTGTTTCGTCCCCATCTAGAGTACGGTACATATTCGAATGTTTCCATCATCCTACCTTTCTAGCCAATCAGAGGATGGCACAATGGCAGTACCATTACTGACGATATCCACCAAGTCATCTGAGAAAACCCATCGACCATCTGGCAGATGACTAAAACATTCATCGCACAATCCACCATCGACAGTACCGTCGATGACTCCACAACAATCACATCTAGTGAACATCATGCCACCAATTCTTTGTTCAACATGTGTAGCAGAACCCAATTAACATGAGTGGATTCTTCGTCATGCTTTTCACGAAGAGTACGCTCTTCATCATCCTGCTTTTCTCCAATGGCATCCTTGATACCATCACAGTAGCCAATCATGTAATCATCATAAAATTCTTCACCTAGATCAACGTCGATCAACCATGCCATAATCTCGCTAGGTGATCTACGATTATAGAAACCATTAGCATAATCTGAGTACCCATCACGATAGCCCTTGCGAATGACTATCGAATACGACCATTTGTTTTCGTTCATTGTCCCTGATCCTTTTGTTGTTGGTGTGGTGGGGACCAACGTCCCCACCACAATCTAATTTCACTTGACTAACCCACTAGCAATGTCATTAAGAAATTCATCGACACTAGACTTTACGGTAACAGGGTAGTCGCTATCCCAAACTACCTTTCTCATCACCCTATAGTCACCATCGCCAGGGTAGTGTGCCAATTCCAATCCCCAATGGTGCCGATACCAATACACATCACGATACATTCCCTCACTAGCATTACGCTTACTCATTCCCTAATCCTTTCTACTGTTATCGGACTTTCCGATAATCAAATCATATCCTAGATGTTCACGCTTGTCAAGTCATGCCACCATCTTTTCGGCACAACCATTACCGAACATCGAACCACAGTAAACGAACACATCATCCGTGACACCATCATTAGGGTTAACCAATGTGCCACACTCATCACAGAAAACACGATCGACGAATGCCGATTGGTAACCCTCAGTATACGCGTCACAGATAGCGCCACTCTCTGCGAAATACTCTACCGTATCTTCATATTCGGGGAACAAGTCGCCCAAAATTTCTTTCGGACTATAGCCTGCCCATTCTCCCGATAGTGGTGCCTCATTGTAGTAGTCCTGAAAATTGTCGCTAATGCCCTGATCCTTGCCACGTTCGTATGCCCTACGTTCCGATACCGTATACATTTTCCTACCCATCCTTTTGTTGTAAATGCCTAGTGAAATACTAGACTATATGTTTTATTGTTTCGGTAGATGTTGGGGACAATAGTCCCCAACATCACACCACATCATGCTACCCTAGTTGACCTTGCTAGATGTTCCGAAAGTAGTGACCATTCTCTTCGTAAAAGTCGTAGCGTAGTTCACAATTCCAAACGCTAGACCAATCGATATGACCGATAACCCAATCGGGAATATCGTCAATCATGTCACACATGTACTCCATGACAAAATCTTCATGGCTAGAATACTCGCCACAGAATGAGTCAACGAAATCCGATACAACGCTAGCCCAATCGGTAGACTCATCATCGTACTCGTAGCCCAACCAATCGCAGAAGATTACGAACGCTTGTTCGTGGTCACTATCTAAAATGGACTCTTCGACCAACCATTCTGCTCTAGTCTCCATGTCCACAATTTCGATTGTGTCCACGTTATCTGTTTCCATTTTCCTACCCTACCTTTTCTGTTGTTGTTTACCTACAAGAAACACACTAACCCAATGGCACCCTAGTGTCAAGTCAATAACATGTGACGTTCGTCACATTGGGATAGCCACTACTGACATCCTACTGCCACCAAGACGAGAGCCACAAACATCACAAGATGACCACGAAAACGTAGTGTCATCTTCCTCGCTACCGTTCACCAAAACGTAGCCTTTAGAAAACCAACGTTCACTAGCCTGAGAGAAAGAGTCCAACCACTCACTAGCGTAGTCTCCTGATGTATGGTACTCAAGATTCTCCATAGCGTCCCTAGTGCCGTTCGCTACTGCCATAGCACAATCGGTACAAGCGTCCAACATAAACGATTCTTTCGTTTCCATTTCCCTAACCTTTCTGATATGACCGAACATTTGTTCGGTAGTGGACTAGCGTGGACTCGAACCACATCACGACAAACGTCGCCAGTACCATACATGCTAGCCCTAAACTAAAAGAAATACTATTCACTAGCCTTACTAACAAGAGCCCTACGAATATCATTAAGGTAATCTACTTGGATATGTTCGTAGCCCATGTTCCTACCATCAAAATAGTGTATGTCTCCATACCATTGAATATCACCATAGTCGGACTTATCTCGCCAAACATATGCCCTAAATGTGGCACATACAAAATCGTATCCACCGTTACTGTCACGATCCCACGAATAAACATTCTTCGTCATATCCCTAACCCTTTCGATTGTAAACGAACACTAATAACCTATCTTGGTTTGTTGGTTGGGGACACAAGTCCCCAACCATTCCACCATTAGTCACACGAAATCATAGCGGGGATTGCCACCATTACGACGATACTTCATGCCCATACCGTCCAAAATCTGATTCATACCCTTTTGGTCAGAGGCACTACCCCAACCAGTAGAACATGGAACGAACACCCAAATGCCGTTAGTTTCGTAGAATTCTCCCATGAGAGTGGAGTAGTGGAAAATCTGCCGACAGGCTACGGCATCACCATTATTGCCAACGGCGAAAACCTTTACAGTGTCAATACTAGACCACGTACTAGCGTACCGTGTTTTGCCATTCTGCCAATCTGTCACCAACGGCGACAAGTCCCTAACCTTCATAGCCCTACCTACCTTTCGGTCAGTCGGAGCGGCTCGCTCCGATGAGAAGAACGGTACCAGGTTTCTAGAAGAATGGCAACACCAAACGGCAAGTAGTGACATATGTACCAACCTACAGAATTGGTTGGAATCCACACACCCAACCAGATAGAATCCGCCGCCCTTCACCAACCAACCGACACCAACCAACCACAACCCAATCGGGACCCCGCCTAGTCGCCCGCCCGCTCTGCCCCATGTCGCCCCATGTCCCATGTCCTATACCCCTAGGGGTAGGGGTACTATCTTTCTTTTTTTTTCTTGGGGAAATGGGCATACCCTACCCCGTACCGTACCGAAAATCGCGCGGCACCCCCCCCACCCTGGGGGGCATATGTAGGTTCTTCCAATAGATACTATAATAACGCGTAGCCATCTGACTATGAAAATATGATTCGGATACCCTCAGGTGTTTGGGGACAAAAAAGGACCCCGCCCCCATGTTTGGAAACGGAGTCCCACGTTTTATAATTATTTTAAAACGATTGGATACCCTTGCGGTATCCGATGGGATACTATTTGCGTCGCCCTGATGTAATCGCCTTGGACACTGGTGTGCCATCCCAGTTGACGGTACTAGCGGGACGCAACTCATTGAGTTGCGTCACACAATTCTTCAGTACGGCAGTACCACTAGAGTAGGCTCCGTTGGACACCTCATAGGTGGATGCCACCCAGTAGTAGTATTCGTTTTCATCGACAACATACCCTACGGCGCTAAGTATGCAGGGGTCATGGCGATGTCCTTTATGATACCAGTCGTCACCAATACTGTAGTGATCCCACCAGAACACTTCCACTAGGGGTGGGATTGTGTATGACTGTTTCACCATTTCACCTTGTCCGCCCAGAATGCGGCGGACATTTTTCCTTTCTTGATGTTGAACGCATGACGGGCTTTGAATGATTCCCGACGTTTGAAGTCGGCTTTCGATTCGCCTGGGCGTTTCGGGGAACCACTGACACCTTGCTGACCGAACCTAATGGTTTTAACCTGGTCGCCTTCTTTGGCGACGACCACATGAGACTTAGTGGGATGATTTGGTGTGCGTTTTGGTTTGTTGTAACCGCTGACCCCAGCACGTTCCAACCTGGGGTCTTTCTTTTTCGCAGCCATTACTTACCTTTCCTGGCATTCGCACTTGCCTTCTTGGCGGCAGTAGTATTCGGGACAAACTGTTGACCACGCTTCATGCCTTCACGTTTAGCACGAGTAGTAGCAGCATACTCGCTAGATGACAAACTAGAGATCGCCTTCTTCGGAAGATACCGTTCCCCAGTAGCCTTCGGACCTTGGGTGCTGGGCTTACCACTTTTCGTGGTCCACTCTTCGGCTGTCCACTTACTCAGATTCCGTTGGGCGGAGGTTTTCTCTCCCGAGTAACCCCCGCCCGCCTTCTCGTACTTCGCACTAGCAATCTGCGCTTTCCGTGCAGACCACTGCCCAGGCTTACCGCCTTTGCCACTAGCCTTGACTTCGGCAACAATCCGTTTCCGAAGAGTCGGTTTTGTATACGCCATTACTTCTTCTTGCCACCCTTAGCGGAAACATCCCAAGTGCCACTAGCGGCGGTGTATCCGCCCGAGGCGCTAGGCGCCGACTTAGGAGTCGGCTTCTTCTTCGACTTGCCTTTCGGCTTCATCACCGTATGCTTCGTCATAACCTCAACAAGATCATTCATACCGTACATCATTACTTGGCACGCCGCTTAGCGGCAACCTTCTTCTTCGCAACCTTCTTGGCAGCCGCCTTCGTCTTGGCTGCCTTCTTCGGCATCACCATCTTCTTCCCAGACTTAGCCGCTTCCTCACGGGCGGCATTCATGCCTTCCTTCGAATACGGGAACTCTTTTGATCCAACTTTTGGCATAACCATCTCTCTTTCGCTGTAAACGCCTAATCCTAGTTCCTAGTATACATGACGTATGGTTCCGTTCCGTGTTACTACACGGAACCATACTATACTATAACTGGGCATAGGAAAACATTACCCCCCTATAGTCCCCCCATCGTTCGGTCGGCATCCCTGGCGTTTACACCAAGCCCCATCCCCGCCCCGTTCTCTCTAGGTGCGGCGAACGCTGCGCCTATAGTATGGAAGCAGAACGAGAACCCACGCCCCTTTTGGACTCCCGACAACTGCAATATTTGGAATGGCTAGTTACCCCTGGACCTGAGCGAAACCCCCGAACTCAGGCTGAGATGTCAAGGCTGCTCGGTGTTGATCCGACTACGCTTCGACGCTGGGAGAAGAAGCCAGTGTTCAAGAAGGAGTGGGACAACCGTGTCTCCGAAATCCAGGGTTCGCCTGAGCGCACCCAGAGATTGTTGGATGCGTTGTATGCGAAAGCACTTGAGGGTGACAATCGTGCGGCACAATTGTACCTCCAGGCTACGAACCGTTTGGTTGTGGCTCCGTCCGCCCCCCAGACCACGAACGCTAGTGAGTTGACAGACGAGGAACTGGACAAGTTGCTTGCTAATCTTGCCCAACGAGAGCAGTCGAAACGGCTTAAAGCGGTCTAGGTGGCTTGGGTGGGTTCATATCGGGCGAACGAATGCCCTAAGTGTGGGGAGTATTTTCCTGCCGATCTAAACGGATGTCCATTTTGTGCGGTTCCCGCAAACCGCACAAGCAAATCTACCAAACCTATTAGACCTGGGGATGATTATGACGATTAGTAATTATGCTGAGAATAAACTTCTTGACGCAGTTGGTGGTGTTAGTTTCGCTGCTGGTGGTGCGTACTTGAAGTTGCACACGGGCGACCCTGGAGAGGATGGTACTGGTAATGCAGCAACGAACACTGCAAGGCAATCTGTCACATTCGCCGCAGCCTCTAGCGGCTCGATGGCAACCTCTGGTACTGCAACTTGGTCCAATGTCTCTACTACGGAAACCTATACACATTGGTCGCTTTGGGATGCCTCAACTGGAGGAAACTGTTTGTGGACTGGCGCTCTGTCGTCCTCAGCGGCTGTCACAGCGGGTGACACCTTCCAGATCACGACCCTGACACTCAGCCTGGACTAAGGGGAGATTCTAGATGGCAACTAACTTTCCTACTAGCCTGGATTCGTTGACGAATCCTATTGCTACTGATAAACTGAACAACCCTAGCCATTCAACGCAGCACGCTAATGCGAACGATGCGATCGAAGCATTGCAAGCGAAGGTGGGCGTCAACAGTTCGGCGGTTACAACGAGCCTGGATTACAAGGTGACCCAGGTTGAGGGCAAGGTTCTGCCTGCTGGTGGTGCCAGTGGTCAGGTGCTGATTAAAAATTCGGCTACGAACTATGATGCCGCTTGGGTTGATAACCCTGCCGATCCGCTTTCGTTTCAAGTTTTCTCATAACACTGGAGTAATATAATGGCTACTTTTGCTAAAGATAAACTTAGTGCATCAACTGATGGTCGTGCTGTCAAGGTTGCGTCAACCGCAACCCCTGGCACGACGATTCATACTGGTCCTACTAGCACATCTCAGTTTGACGAGATCTGGTTGTACGCCCAGAACACTAGCACTTCTAACGTGAAGTTGACTATTGAATGGGGAGGAACAACTTCTCCAGACGATCTGATTGAAATTACCATTCCCGCTGAGTCTGGCTTGGTTCTTATTACCCCTGGCTTGGTTCTTAAGGGTAACGCCACTGCTTTGGTTGTTCGTGCTTTTGCTGGTACCGCTAGTGTTATTAACTTGCACGGCTATGTGAATAGGATTACTCAGTAACTATGGCTAGATTCGGAGAACGCTCCAAGGGTAATTCCCCTATTGTCGCTAACTGGGTTAATACTGTAAACCAGACTTACGGGTTGTCGATCACGGCAACCCAGTCGTCTGGTTCGCCTACGCAGTTTGATAATGGTAGATATACTGGCTATGTTTATACTGGTTCTGGCGATTTTGTTGTTGGCGGCGGCACGCTGAAGGATGTTGAGTTTGTGGTTGTCGGCGGCGGTGGTGGCGGCGGTTCACAATCTGGTGGTAGTGCTGGTGCTGGTGGCGGCGGTGCTGGTGGTGTAGTCCTATCAACCGTTGTCGGAAACTTGTCTTTGCCTCCTGGAACTTATTCGGTTATTATTGGTGCTGGCGGGGCGGGTTCTTCAAACATTGAAGTTCGAGGCAGCAACGGAAATAACTCTGTGTTCGCTGGGGTTATCGCTATTGGTGGCGGCGGTGGCGGGAGCCAGTCGAACCGAAATGGTTCGTCTGGTGGTTCTGGCGGTGGTGCTGGCGTTAACTCAACTATCCAATCTGGAACTGGCGCTAGCCCTACGTACTCCTATCAGGGTTACGCTGGTGGCGACTCTGTTAACGGCGGAAGTGGTGGCGGCGGTGGTGGTTGCACTTCTGCTGGTCAGGCTGGAACAACGTCTAAAGCAGGTAATGGAGGCGCAGGATTGACTGTAACCACATATGGCGATTCCAAGTCCGTTGGTGGTGGTGGTGCTGGTGGTTTATATTCGGGAGATACTGCTGGGTCTGCTTCGGATGGAGGAGGCACAAATAGTGGTAACGGAACAGCGAACACTGGAGGCGGCGGGGCAGGCGCAAATTACATTATTACTGGTACCCGCTCTGGTGGTTCTGGCGGTTCTGGGATTGTTATGATTAGGTGGCAAGTCTAATGGAAACATATGCAGCAGAAATTATTGATGGTTTAGTTGTTTGTGTCATTGTCGGAAATGCTGATTGGGCTACTGAACGTCTTGGTGGATTCTGGGTCAATACCGACACTCTGGTTGGTAACGGCTGGCTATGGGATGAAGCAAACGGCTTTCTCCCTCCTGTATTTGATGAACCAGTAGAGTAACCTAGAATATGGCTATCGACTATGATGCCATAGTAGACTACGATTCCGTATCCTACGATTACGAAGGAACGTCCAGTTCGGTAGATCGTACTGCTACTGGTAGCGGTCTTGGTTCTGCTTCAGCCACTAGTGTTGTAACGAAATCCAGAACTGCTACTGGTTCTGGGGCTGGCTCCGAGTCTGCTAGTGGGCTTGAGGTTATCGCCAGGAACGCCAGTGGTACTGGCGCTAGTACGCAAACTGCCACCACCATTAGGTCCGTGCCTAGATCCGCCAGTGGATCTGGTGCTGGGGCTGGTACCGCCGATAGGCTGACTGTTGTTCCCAGGACAGGCTCTGGCTCTGGATCGGGTTCCCAGTCATCGACGCAAGTTAGAACCCGTATTGTATCCGCCAGTGGTAGCGGTCTAGGTTCTAGCACTTCGCTGGGGGCTAGAGCGCACATTAGGACGGGTTCCGCCTCTGGTAGCGGAACCCAAACTAGCATCCATATAGTATCTAGAATTAGAGTTGCTAGTGGGGCTGGTTCTGGTGGTTCCTCTAGTGGCTTTATTGTCACTGGTGTTCGATCTGCTAGTGGTGTGGGCTTTGGGTCTGCGGTTACAGTCGAAGTCAAGACCCTACTTAGGACTGCGGATGGGGTAGGGGATGGTGGTTCTAATGTCCTCGCATTTGCCACTAGAATTCGTTCTGGCGGCTCGAACGGTGCTGGAAGCACCGAGACTGCCATCTGGCGCAACGGGGGCGCTACACTGAATTCTGAGATTAAGATGCCACCTTTCTGGGTGGACAAGAACCCTAGGTACATTAGGCGCAGATAAATGGACATTAATGAACTGGTGCAGGAACGTGAATGGCGAGCCTGCAAAGCAAAGAAGGATGCCAGCATTGACGAGCAGTTGGATGCGTTCGTGCATTTCTGCTCGAACTACTGGTACATTAAACACCCTGAGCGTGGGCGTATCAAGTTCGAGTTGCGTGAAGCGCAACGGGAAACAGTCCGATCCTGGTTGGCTAATCGCTATAGTGTAGTCCTTAAGGCACGCCAGATTGGATTCTCCACTCTGGCGGCGGCATACTGTTTTTGGTTGACATACTATGAGCCCGATAGGTTTGTGGTCATGCTAAGTAGGACGGAGCGTGAGGCAATGAAGTTGCTTCAGAAGTCCAAGTACGGGTACCGTTGGTTGCCTGAGTGGATGAAGGTTCGTGGACCCCGACTGCTGACGGATCACCAGTTGAAGATGGTGTTCGATAATGAGTCCGCTATTGAGTCATTGCCGTCTAGCAATGACCCTGCCCGTGGTGAATCCGTATACTTGGTAGTGGTTGACGAGATGGCGTTCCTCAGTAACCCTGATGAGGCGTGGGCATCCATCGAGCCTATTGCTGACGTTGGTGGACGAGTCATCTGTCTAAGTACGGCTAACGGTTCAGGTAACTTCTTCCATAAACTGTGGGTTGGTTCCCAGACTGGAACCAACCAGTTCAAGGGCGTGTTCTGGGCGTGGGATGCTGGTGACCGTAACGAGGACTGGTATGAGGTCAAGCGCCGTTCTCTGCCTGAGTGGCAGTTACATCAGGAGTATCCACGCTCCCCAGAGGAAGCGTTCATCAAGTCAGGTAACCCTGTTTTTGATATTGAGATTATCAACTCGATTATCCCTAGTTCGCCTACTGTTGGTACGGTCGTGACTGGGGAGAACTCTAGGTTTGTGCCTGGGGATGGTCCTTTCCGTATGTGGGAGGAACCAGACGAAACTAGCCATTACGTTGTTGGGGCTGACGTTGCGGAGGGTTTGTCACATGGAGACTATAGTTCGGCTCATGTTATCAATGCTAATACGGGGCTTGTTGCGGCTCACTGGCACGGACGAATAGACCCCGACTTGTTTGGGGAAATGCTAGCCGAAATTGGCATGATGTACAATATGGCGCTAGTTGGCGTTGAGAACAACAATCACGGTTTGACTACTATCAAGGCTTTGCAGAGAACTGGTTATAAGAACATTTACCGTCAGCGCCGTTTGGCTCAAGCCAGACCTGTGCCTACGACTATTCTTGGGTGGCGTACTACTGCTAGTTCTAAGCCTTTGATGATTGACGAGTTGGCGGCTGCTGTCCGCAATGAAGATATTGATATTTGTTGTGAGTTCACTATTGGGGAGTTGCGTACATTTGTACGCAAAGAGAATGGTAAGATGTCTGGCAGTCCGCATGACGACCGTGTAATATCATTGGCTATCGCCAATCAGATGCTGAAGTATGTATATTTGCCAGAGTATTATGTGGGCGAGAATATCCCCAGGAACTCTTTGGCATGGTGGGAACAGTTCCTTGTGGGCGATACTACCCCCAGTTCTCAGCCTATTGGCGCATACAATGTCCGTC